TACTTAGCTTAGCTACAGCTAGCAATCTGTTATTATCATCGTACATTCCAATCGTAGTAACATAAACGCTTGGATTTCTTAGCATGCTCGCAAATCTAAAAGTACCAGTACTTCCCGTTACGAATGTTGGATTGTTTGAAAAGTTAAAGTTCTTGTTTGTTACGCGAACGAAATAATGCGTACTTGTTACTTTCTCCTCACTTCGGGCAGCAAAATATGATGATGCTGATACGTATAGTGAAGCTGTTACTGAATTCTTAGGTTGAGTCGATGCAGCTGATAATGTTCCAGCTGATCCTGAGTTAATTGGCATACCAGTTTCAGATGCTAGACGTGTAGCATTGAAAACAAACACTCCGTGATCTGGATAGAATAACCCATACACTGTGTTAGATGCTGTTACTGCTCCTGATCCGCTATATATTCCAATCACTCTACCTGCCTCATTTAGTGTAGGTGTTTGCTCTTCACCACTATTATCTATAAATGACAAATATGATGTAGCCCCGTTTGCTAGAGTTCCTGATGCAATTCTCAATTCCCAGTTTCCTGGATCAATCTTTTGTCTGAATCTTGCTCGAGCTATATTGAATACGATGATTTCGTCTGGTGTGTCGTTTCCAAATGTGAATGCAGTGTCTGTAGGAGGTAGTAATTGATTACGATATTGTGAGTAGATTGCTCTTGTTGGTGTATCATTTTCGTTTTGTCCTACTGTGTTTGGATCACCATAAGATCCACTACCTAATCTATGTCCATAAGCAAGTGCAAACTGAACAGCCGCTTGTGCTGATTCATTTGGATCGGCAGGGTTTCTGTGATAAGTGTTTACATAGTAATCACCAGATTGAGACACTTGCGCTGATGATGTAAAGAACCCGATTCCACTCGATCCACCAAAGGATTGTGAGTAAGGATTCATGTTTTCTGACCAAACCGGTTGTGAGATTATTTGTGTGTCTCCTGCTACAATATCGTCTCCGGTAAACGCTTTATATATTTCTGCCATTACTTATTTTTTATTGAACAGCTGTCGCTGAGCCTATGTCTAATGTGTTAAATTGAGTTGGATCTACTGTCACAACAATTGTCTTGAATCCACCAGTCTCGTTTCCTACAATTGTTAATAACGCTTTGACTGTTTTAGTTAAGTCTGCTTGTGGTTTCGCTTTAACAACAAACTTACTACCAGTTCGAGTTATTGACTTACCTCTGGTTGCTACGCTTGTTGTTTCATCATCAAGGAAGCTGGTTGCTGCGTTAGCAAGATCTGTGTTTGATGCGCCTGCAGCAGCTCTTCTCGATATTGGCGCTCTACTTACACCTCCATCAGCTGCTACTTCTAGGGTTGCAACTGTGTCATCGCTTAGGATAGCCGTATATCCATTCGTCTCATTTGCTCCTTGCAAGTTTAGTGTACTTGGTTTGACTGTGATCTCTTGAGTCAAGGAAGTAAATGTGATAGCCGATGGTTGAATGCTAATCACTGGAATACCGATAACATCCTTAGGCAGAGTAATTAGCTTGTATCGCATCATCTGCGTCTCATCAGGAAGCGCTTCGAGGACTGGCATGTCTTCAATTACTTTTCCGTAATAGTTAGTTCCTAATGTGTGAGCTGGATTCCATAAATCGTAATCCACTTCATCATCAGATAGAGCGAATTTTACGATATTTAATCGGCCTCCTGCCGCAAGGATCTCTCGTCCCTTGTTAGTCAATATAGCATCGACTGTTACAGTTGTATTATCTAAATATCCCACTTTGCGTTATTGTTTTAGCGTTTACTATAAATATGTCGAGTTTTAGAAAAAACCTATTGAATTTCAAATGTACCTCTTTGTATATTAGGTTTTGCAGTCAATACCTTTCCTCCACCCTCTGTTATTGTTATTACTGGTCCTCCATCTATCGTATCAGGACTATCGACATTATAATCTGTTGATGTTAATTTACATCCTTCGTATCTAGCATTGATCATTCCTCTACTATTCCATAAATGATAATCTTGCACTGACTCGAAGTAATTTAATGGCTGCACTTGTAAGCCTTGAATGCACATATATCCTTGCGCAGCTACGGATTGTTGAACAGTTATTATTAATTCGGATCCATCTGCTCGTGTTATGAAGTCAAAATCGATGCTGTCTTTGGTTCCAGATCCTGTAAATGTGTTTTCGATATGTGTGAACTGCGATCCCTCCTTTCCAGCTTGGAATATTACAGCTCCAGCATTCGGACCGCCCACATTAATCATAGTGATTGTTCCTTTAACACGATAACCATAGTTTGTTGTGTCAGCATCCTCTCTTTCGTTGAAAAACGAATCTAATGCTACTGATCCGGTAAAATTACCAGTTGCTGTGGAGTAGAAATTTAATCCGTTAAATGGCCCACTTGCACCATCTGTGCCATATCGTGATCCGCTTAATATCCATCTAGGCTCACTAGCACCATCTAGGAATGGCGTAGCGTATGGTGTTGTTCCTGCGTATGAACTCGAGAAACGTAGTCCAAAATTAGATGTCCATAAGTTTTGTTGCGAAGCTGCTGAACTTGTAAATTGAGTAAGTATAGACGCAGTGTAAAATCTCTCTAAAGCGTGGTAGTTCCATACGTCTTTTTGGTACTTGAAATTATCTGGACTACTCTGTTCACTGAATCTGCTCGTTAATATGCTTGGATTAATAGCTTCCCAATCATCGTATCTACTTGCAGTTACGGGTATTAATGTTCTCGGATTACTTCCACTGGAATTGTATGTGTAGTAAATATACTTGGAACCTTGATATCTCGAATCCCATCCGGTTTGTGTAATGGCTAAGTCGATTGTTCCATCCACTAACTCAAAGTTGCTTCCACTAACTTCTGATAATAATGATATTGGGTCTTGTGTGTTATCTGCAACGATTCCATAAGTGCCATCAGTGTCTGGTTGTAAATCGATGCTCGCTTCGTTGTTTTGTGGAAGGACTGCTTCAGCTTCACCTTCCAGTACCAAATAATCTGACTGATCTCCACCTATAGTAGCTCCTTCGACATAGTGTGGTTGTGGATCATTAGCTCCATCTTCTACTTCACCGGATGGTGGAAAAAGCACATCTGGGCTTAGTACTAATGATGCAGTGTATTGTAGGTCTTCTACTACCGGTGGTGGTGTTGATATCTTACTACGCTCAAGGATTGTTGGTTCGATTAATAAACCAGTTTGTGTATTAGCTCTATATGGTACAAAGCGTTGAATCAGTTTAAATAACGCAGCGTTGTAGTGTGTCAATAACCTGACATATTCCATTGGTCGGTTATTGTCTGTATACTTTTTACTATATACGCGTGCTAAGCCCTGAAGATCTGGGTAATCATCTAAAGATAAGTGTGATGGATCTCCAATATAATCATCGATACTTATGCCTCCAAACTGCTCTGCAATATCCTGATTTACCTCATTTGTAGGTGATAAAAATATTCCTAGCTTTGCATTATCAGGTGGATTATTGTCTGTTAATGGCTTCTCAACCTTACTGTCTGGAAACAGCTGTGAATCTACTAATGTTGTGCTATCAATCCTGATCTTTGACGATATGCTTCTGTTCGCACCTAAATCAGGCCACTCTAATGAGTTTTGCTCTATAACGCGATAATACGCTGAGCTAGTAACATTATAGAAGGAAGCTGAGTATCCAAATGCAACACCAGTCCAAAGTGCTTGATTAGGTTGTTGAGGAAAAAAGCTAGACGTAGCTGGGTAGTGATCATCTAATGTTGTTTTATTGTCTGTTCCTAACGCTAATCTGTAAGTCAGTGTGTCGAAGCTTGATGTACTTCCAGTAAACACTCCATCTGTGTTACCTTGAAAGCTTGTAGGAGCTAATGCATGATTATCGAGGATTGCATCTTGAAGCTCAGAAGACCAGTATCTAAATTCTTGAATACTTCCTGAGAACAAATCCATCGAATGTGAATCTGCTAAAGCATAGCTTCCTGATCCTGGAATCCATACGTTTCCGTCAGTTGTGTAAGAATCGTTGTAAGACGAGCTAGTACTACCATCGATAAACAATGATGCAGTTGCTGTAGATACTACTTTATTGTACTTTGTAGTTTTTACAATTAGCGTGTATGTTTGATTGTCTGTGTCTGTATCAGTCTGCGCTTCTCTTCTTAACGCTATATGATGCCATCTTGTGTCTTGATCGGTGTAGGGATCCTCTGTGTCAGTATCATATAGTGATGTTGATACGCTTGCTGTTGCCCATACTCCACCACCATTACTCAAGAAGAATCCAATATAGTTTCCAGTTACACCCGCGCTTGCACTACGGAAAGCTCTAACCTTCCACTGATCAGGTACTTCGAATATGGTTTGATCCTTTGTCTGATTATCGGCCATCCTTACACGAAGCTCTACTGTTTGTGGATACAACAGATCACCTACCGGCTGTCTTGTCCATGGCACTTTAACTTGTTGTGCTGGTAATCCTGATGTTTGTCCATTATACCCTGCTACGAAGGCGTAGTAAAACCGATCATACACAAAGTCAGATTTTTTGTCAAATCCTCCCTCATGTCCTCCATACTCTTTAATACGTAAGATTGTATCTGGAATACCGAAGCAGTTAATTAATGCTCGTAAACACCGCTCAGTACCTTTTGTTTTTATGAGGTATGGTAGGTTTGTAATAATGCGCTTCCAGATACCTTTCATCGTATCATCGATGGTGGTGTTGTACGCTGTATTAGAGCTGCCAGTTACATCGGTTCCTAACGCATAACTCCACAAATCATCCAAAGAAGATCCATTTTCGAACTCGAATCCTAGATTCTCACCTATTACATATAATAAGTCTCTGCTTAAGCCTTCAGATAATTTTTGTGTATGATTGTATCTGTTAGTGTACTCCTTAATGTAAGGAAGTATGTCGTCAAAATAATGTCCAGCTACCTGTACTAATGTTGTATAAGTTTCATTGTCGGTATCTTCTATTATATGTGATGGTACACTCTTTGTTAGTGCATCTATATTATTGTTATCATACAAACTTGCAGATGCAATAGATCCTTCAAACCAAGCTTCTGCTTGTGAAGATGTCCACGAATACTGTATATAGGGCTGTGCACTATTCTGCTTTGGCCATGTAGTTGGATAAAACTCCCCAAAAGAGCTTGTTTCATAGCTTGCAGATGAATAATACAAATAACGCTCATAAGCATCAAAGCTTCCTATTACACTACTTTTCTTAGTTCGTGCTGAGTTTATGTTGTTTGTAAATGCAGTACTACTTGAAGCACTAGAATCCGGTAGTCCGTTGAGGTCAGTTGTTAGAGCACTTATGCGACCATCATAGCTTTCTATCAGCTTTATCTTATTCAAGAACGCATTTAAGCGATCTGTTGCGCTGCTATACTTTACAAAGTTTTCAAACTTTCTGAAATCAGTGTTAATCTCAATACCCTCAACAAGCGAACTACTTACTAACCTATTCTCTATTTGATAAAGGACGTTTGTGTCAGTCGTTGTTAAGTCATCTTTATCCTTATAGTCAGTCGAAAATCCAGTACGAACTCTTGCTAGTACGTCAAAATTAGGTCCAGCAATCTCAAGTGTTTGTGGCTTTAAGTCTGGTGGCGTAATTATAAGATCTGTGACTGGGTAATCTGCACCTAGCTGCTGTGCTATCCATATTTCTGTCCCAACCCTAGCGCTTGCAGGAATTGGAGAGGACAGCTTGAATATAATACTGTAAGGTGCTTCGTTTATTGTGAACTTATCTTG